CCTCCATCCCCTCGCGACGGAGCTTGTCCATCATCGCGTCATACTTGTCCGAACGCATCGTGATTACGGCCATGGCGGACTCCTACTTCTTGGCAGCGGCGTCGGATTCCCGCGCCTTGTGCTTGAGGCTCTGAAGGTACTTGTAGTAGTCGCCCTTCTCCTCGACACCGGGCGGCGGGCCCTTCTTGTGGTCGAGCGGCGCAGGCTTGATCTGCTGGGGCACAGGTGCGTTGAGAGGCTTTGCCGCCATGGGAGCTCCTACTTCTTCTTCTGGTTCTTCAGCGCCTTGGCGACGCCCGGTAGCTCGGGCGGGATCACCCGAGGCTGCACGCCGAAGCGGCTCAGATTCTCCATGTCCTCCTTGCGAGCAGACGCACGCATCTGCTCCAGGAGGCTGTGGTAGTTCTGCTCCGCCGTCGCCATGCTACATCTTCGCCGGGCCGGCGGAGTAGCGCTGCTTCAGCAGGTAGATGTCGGTGAGGTGCTTCGTCGACAGCCCCGAGAGGAAGTTCGACAGGCCGCCCGGGTATGGACAGTCGCTGCCCTCGACCGCGGCGTTCGCCTTCTCGGAGAGCTCCATGATCATCTCGGCGATGGCGAGCGGGCTCTGGCCGCGCGCGACGCTGTTGATCTTCTCGGCCGCCGCAGCCCATGCCTTGATCGGGTCGAGCTTGTCGGCCCCGTAGTGCCCGGCGATGATCTCCGCGAGGCCATCAATGTCCTCCGGCATCGCGCCGTAGAGGCGAGCGAAGAGCTCGTGGTCGCCATTGAACGGCTGGCCCTTGGCCTGCCAGTGCAGCGTCCAGTAGAGGTGGTGCGCTGCGCGAAGACCGGCCCAGAGCTCAAGGAGAACAGGAAGCATGACCGCCTCAGAACAGCACGAGTATATCAAGCATTATCCAAAACGTAAACGCCCCGCCAAGCCGTGAGGCCTGACGGGGCGTCGCAGAGCTCTACGGCTTAGCGGGTGACGCCGACCGAGGGCGGGGGCGGAAGCCGGAGGCCGCCGGCCGGAGCCGGAGCGACCGCCTGCACCGGGGCGCCGACCACCGCCGAGGGGGCGGCGGGGATGGCGCCCGGAACCACCGGCGCGCTGGTGCGCACCGCACCGGCCGCGTCGCGCGACACGGGCTTGGTGCCGGAGGCCACCGCCTTCTCGTACTGCTCCTTCGTGAGGAACTTGTTGATGCGGGCGTAGCTGCCCTGGACGCCCTGCTGGCCGGGGACGAACTCGACGTACGCCTTGCGGCCGCCGTTCGTCGCCGACACGAACCACGCATCGCTGATCTCGCCGCCCTCGATCTCCTCGTTCGTGAAGCCGAAGGAGGCGAGGATGGTCTTCAGCGCCGCGATGCGGCCCTTGAAGGACTTCTCGGGGAGGCCGTCCACCGGGAGGTGAACGAACTCGAACATCTTGAATCCGTTCGGGAACTCGACGTGGAAGCGGCGGGCATCGGCCTTGTCACCGGCCTTCTGCTCAACCTGGAGGCCGGACACCTCGTAGTAGCCGGCTTCGGGCTGGGAGGAACCGAGGGTGGACACGCCCTTGAAGTGGGCGCCATTGATGTTGAACGACATGATGAACTCCGGGGTTGTGGTCAGTTGAGAGGGGCAGAGACAGAGCTATTGGTCGGGGGCGGCACAGGCACACCGTTCCCCTTCTTCGGCTCTTCCTTTGGCGTCAGGTCGAAGAGGTTCCTCGCCTTCCGCTTCCGGAACGTAGCGCGGGCAATACCATCCTGGCAAGCCCACCGAAGATGAATCTGCTGCGTTCCGTCGGAGAACCGAGGATGCTCCACAGAAATCTTCTTGATCGAGCCGGGGACGTCGCCGGACTCGACAATGAGATCGGCGAGCTCGTCGGCGACGTCGTCCTGCCATTCGAGGCCCGGCACGCGAGCGAGCGCGTAGCCGCCCGCCGACGCGCGCAGGATCTCACGCAGGTTCCCCGGCGTCTTCGCCCAGCACACACCCGTGCGGTCGCCCGTCACCCACTCGGGGTTCGTGGGATCGCAGAAGTACACGCCAGGGAACCACGGGTCGGGGTAGGTCGAGTCGACCATCGCGCGCACGTTGATGTCGCACCAGGACGGCAACGTCTCCACCTGATTGCGGCTCGGCACGTTCGGGCCGCCGGGACAGAAGAACCCGTCGGCGTTGGTGCCGGGCATGCGCTCATGGAACGTGAACGCCAGATGGACGCCCATGTGCCGCGCCAGACCCGAGAGCATGAGGAGGTACTTGTTCAACTGCTGAAAGGCGTAGAACTTGTCCTTCTTGCCGCTCTTGCCCGCCGGTGCTTCTTCGTTCCAGACCATCATGCTGCGGTCGCAGATGTGGCTGGCGTCGTCGATCACGATGGCGCCGTACTGCTTCGCCATCCCGGTGCGGCTGACGTAGTCGAGCAGGCCGACCAGCTCGGGCAACGTCTGCGGCGGTTCGGGATGCACGGCCGGCGTGAATCCAAGTTCATTCTGCGCAACGAGGGTGATGGCACTCGGCACCCCGATGCACAGCGCAGTCGGGAAGGCCGCGAGCACATCGCTCGTCTTCTTCTTCTTCGGTTTACCGTAGACCGTCACCATGACGGTCGGATTGTCGGACATGTGGTGGTACTCCGGTCCTGGGTCGACCTCGCCGCGCGGACCGCGACACGGCGAGGCCATTCCCTCACGCCCGCGGGCCGAGGGAACAAAGGTTGAGCCCGGCACAGGCTCCATACCGTCCATAGCACGAGAGCTCGTTCTGCGCCTTCGGCCACTCCCACGGATTCTGCGTGAGGTCCAGCTGCGCGATCTGATGCTCGGCCCACCAGAGCCACTGCGCGAAGTGCGCGTCTCGGTGCGGCGTGGAAGGAACCTGCTCGCGCGCGACGACGCCGGGCTGGGTAGAGCTGATGAGGTTCAGGGTCAGCCCGCCAAACGCTTCGCCGTAGAGCTGGCGTCCCATGATGCGGAACGCGGCGAACCCGCCGTCGATGGCGTAGGCCGAAGCGCTGCTCTTCGCGTTCACAGACGCCTGATGTTTATGGTCCCAAATGTAGTAGCGTCCTGATCTATCCCGCGTTACGAGATCGATGCGGCGAGTGAGCGTGATGGGACGCCCGTGCTCTGCGTGGTCCGGCATGCACAGCGGTGTCACCTCGATGCTGGCACCGTCGAGGCTCCGCCACTCGCCGCCTACCTCCTCCCCGACCCACAGCCCGAACTGGTCGCGCAGCTTTCCCAGCACCGCCGTGACGGGCGCCTCCACCGCGATGACGTCGCCGGGCGACTCGGGGAACTTCGCCAGATAGGCGTGGAACACCTTCAGCATCTGCGGCAGGAGCTCGGAGCTGCCGTACTTGTCGCACCACGCCGCGGCAGCGTCCTCGGGCTCCAGGAAGACCGAGGGGTCGGTGTAGAGGGCCTCGTCGACCACGACACCCTGCGGCTGCGCCGCGCCCCAGATGGCGTGCAGGTGCGCCTGCAACGTGTGACCGATGCTGCCCTTCGCCAGCGCCTCGATCGGCGGAGACAGGTCGGGCGCGCCGCCCTCCTCGGGCGACAGGTCGCGCAGTCGGTACAGGTACGCGAAGAGCTGGGGGCACTTCGCGAAGTTGCCGATGCGGCTCCAGCCGCGGCTCGACTTGCCCGCATCAATGAGCATCTTCATTCGCCGTCATCCTCTGCGTCGAAGACAACGAGCTTCGACACGACGTCATCCACGATGGCTTCACGGTCTTCCATGCCGAGCAGCTTCTCGCCCATGCCGACAAGCTCGTCGGCGGCAAGGAACTGCTCGATGGGACCGAACTTGTCGGTCAAGATCTCGACGACCCGTTCATCGTAGGTCGAAGAGGCGACGACGACCTTCAGCAGCGTGGCCCGCCCACCATGCCGGTCGAACCGGCCACGCCACTGAAGGAAGTCACCGGGCTTCCAGGGGAGCATCGCGAAGATGGCAAGGTCCGCCGTCTGCATACCGTCGACCGCGATTCCGAAGGCCTGCCCCGTACCGATGAGACAGCAAGGGCCTGCGCTATTCCGAAACCCGTCGATCATGTCGTTGCGCTCGGACTCGCTTACGCCGCCGT